AGCTTGTGTGGTGCGATCCGTTAGAGGCTCAGGCATCAACCTATCGACCTTTTTTCAGATAATAACTGCCCGCCATACGATCTGGCACCTCTAGAAGGGGGGTAGGGGTTGAAAACCTGTGTAATGTAATAGCTATGAGCACAAAAGCAGAGCCCGTGAACCTGAGATGGGCACAGGGCCAAGTTTTTTCAAGTGACAAACGCTTCCGCGTTCTAGTTGCCGGTCGTCGATTTGGGAAATCGTACCTGTCATGCGTTGAGCTATTGCGTGGAGCGCTCAACAGACCGGGCGAAACCTTCTTTTATTGTGCTCCGACGTATCGGATGGCCAAAGATATTGCATGGCGAGCGTTAAAAAAACTGGTTCCGAAGGTTTGGATCAAGACTAAGAACGAAACAGACCTCAGGATTGAGCTAATTAACGGTTCAACGATCGAATTGAAGGGTACTGAGAACGCAATGGCGTTGAGGGGCCGCAGTTTGAGCGGTGTGGTGCTGGACGAAGCGGCATTTATGGATTCGGAGGTGTGGTTTGAGGTAATTCGACCTGCATTGGCGGATAAAGAAGGTTGGGCGTTGTTTATTTCAACGCCAGACGGTACAGCTAGCTGGTTTTACGACTTGTGGTGTTATGTCCCAGACGACGAAACAAACGAATGGCAACGATGGAGCTATACAACGATTGAAGG